GTGGCGGCTCTTACTGAAGAAAAAGCACCAATAGCAAATGAATTGCGTAAAGCAGAATCAGATTTTGGTCCAATCAAGTATGTTGCCGAATTAATTTATGGTAGTGGTGACCGTGATGTAATAGACAAAGCAGTTCGTTTGGTAATCATCCTGATTATGCTTGTGTTTGACCCTCTAGCTGTGTTATTATTGATAGCAGGAAACATAACACTTGCTGAACAAAAGAAAAACGGTATAACTATCAAAGATGATACTATTACACATTACAATGTTCCTGTTGAGCCAAAAGTAGAAGAACCAGTTGAAGAAAAAACTGATTCAGTTGAAGTACAAAAAGAAAACATAGCAAAGATTGAAGAATCAGAACCTATCGTTATAGATGTTGTTACAGGTGAAACAATGCCTGCTTTAACAAAGAAAGAAAAAGTAGTGAGACATGATAGACCAGGATTTCATACAGAAGAGCATATAGATGTGCCAATTGAGCCGTCTAAAAAATTAGAGCCTAAGTATGATTATGATGAACCATTTGCATTTAAAAAGAAGGAAAATAAATGAGTATACTTGATAAGATTAAAAAGAACAGTAGCATTAAAGATTCGGCCATTTTGTCCAAATCAAAGTTCTTTAATGATAAAGATATGATTCCAACAGCAGTACCAGCAATCAACATTGCATTGTCTGGTAAATTAGATGGTGGTCTTACACCAGGTCTTACAATGTGGGCAGGTCCATCAAAACACTTTAAGACTGCATTTTCATTATTGATGGCGAAATCTTACTTGGACAAATACGATGATGCTGCACTTCTTTTTTATGATTCTGAGTTTGGCACTCCTCAATCTTATTTCGATTCCTTCGGCATTGACACTAATCGTGTTTTGCATACTCCTCTTACTGACATTGAACAATTAAAGTTTGATGTCATGGCACAGTTGACACAATTGGAACGTGGTGATAAATTGATTATCATTATTGATTCAATTGGTAATTTAGCATCAAAGAAAGAAGTTGAAGATGCTCTTGCTGAAAAATCAGTTGCTGATATGTCTCGTGCTAAACAAGTGAAATCATTATTCAGAATGGTAACACCGCATTTATCACTTAAAGATATTCCAATGATTGTTGTCAATCACACATACAAAGAAATTGGTATGTTCCCTAAAGATATCGTAGGTGGCGGTACAGGTTCTTATTACTCTGCTGATAATATCTTTATTCTTGGTCGTCAGCAAGAGAAAGAAGGAACAGATATTGTAGGTTATAATTTTATTATTAATGTAGAAAAGAGTCGTTATGTCAAAGAAAAATCTAAGATACCTATTACCGTATCTTTTGATGGTGGTATTAGCAAGTGGTCTGGCTTACTTGATATCGCTCTCGAATCTGGTCATGTTGTAAAACCATCTAATGGTTGGTACAGCAAAGTAGATAAAGATTCTGGCGAAATAGAAGATAAGAAGTATCGTATTAAAGAAACTGATACTAAAGAGTTTTGGTTACCTATTCTAAAACAAAAATCATTCCGTGATTTTGTTGAAGATAGTTATCGTATTGCTTCTGGTAATATCATGCAAGATGATGTTGAAGAAGCTTTTGAAGTTGAAACTATTAATGGTGAATAATGGTAGAAGGTCTTGATTATTGTTTCATTTATCCAAAAGATGAAGCTGAAACGGTACATATTAAACTATTAGAGGGTAGATACAAAGATACCATCTTCAAATATGGTAAGGTAAAGTTTGAAGAAAAAGATGGTCAAATGTATTTACTTTTTGCCTATGATGTGATAGAATCACAAGTCGATAAGCCAAAAAAGTTAGAGAAAGATACCGACTTTAAAAACTATCTTGGCGATTTACTTGTGGAAATTATGGGCTCAAACATTGAGCAGGAACTAATTGATGAAACTAGAACAGACGATTTTAAAGAATCTGATTTATAATGAAGAATATCTAAGAAAGGTATTACCTTTCATTAGAGAAGAATATTTTACCGAACGAACAGAAAAGTTATTGTTCAATGAAATTACTTCTTTTGTGCAGACATATAATACTACACCAAATGTTGAAGCCATTGGATTGGCCGTAAAAGAAAAACGTAATCTATCAGAAGAAGAAGTAACTAAGTCCGAAACTTATCTAAAAGAAATTGAAGCCTCTAGTAAAGAAGAATCTAAACTACAATGGCTTATCGATAAAACAGAATCTTTTTGCCAAGAAAAGGCTATATACAATGCTGTATTAGGTTCTATTTCTATTCTTGATGGCAAAGATAAAACACACGACAAAGGTGCAATACCTAAGATATTATCTGATGCCTTGGCAGTAACATTTGATAGTTCTGTTGGTCATGATTATTTGGAGAACTCTGATGAACGATATGACTTTTATCACAGACATGAAGAACGAATTCCTTTTGACTTGGAATACTTTAACAAGATTACAAAAGGCGGTCTTCCTAATAAAACTCTTAACATTGCTCTTGCTGGCACTGGTGTCGGCAAGTCACTTTTTATGTGTCATTGTGCCGCTTCAAGTATGTCACAAGGTCGAAATGTATTGTATATCACTTTGGAAATGTCTGAAGAAAAGATTGCAGAACGAATCGATGCAAACTTATTGAATGTTTCCCTTGATGATTTGGTTGAATTACCTAAAGATATCTATGATAAGAAAGTTGCTAAAGTCCGTGAAAAGACAACAGGCAAATTAATTATCAAAGAGTATCCAACTGCATCTGCTTCTGTAACACACTTTAGGACTTTATTAAATGAACTCAATCTTAAAAGGTCATTTGTACCTGATATTATATTCATTGATTATCTCAATATATGCTGCTCATCTCGCATTAAGGCCGGAGCAAACATCAACTCCTACACTTACGTTAAGTCCATCGCTGAAGAATTGCGAGGTTTGGCCGTTGAATTCGGAGTACCAGTTGTTTCTGCTACACAAACAACACGAAGTGGTTTTACGAGTTCCGATCCCGGACTCGAAGATACAAGCGAATCTTTTGGTTTGCCCGCAACAGCAGACTTGATGTTTGCTTTGATTTCATCCGAAGAACTAGAAGAACTCGGCCAAATCATGGTCAAACAATTGAAGAATCGTTATAATGATCCAACATTCCATAAACGATTCACAGTTGGTATTGACAGAAGTAAAATGAGACTGTATGATATTGAACAATCAGCACAACAAAATATTGCTGATGCTGGCCATAGTGGACCAAAACCAACTAAGAAAAGTTTTGAAGGATTCAAAGTATGAAATACTTAGATTACAATGATACTAACGTTGAAATTGTATCTAAGTTAATTAAAGAGAAGTTATCACCTGACTTGTTACCTAAGAAATGGATACAACGAAATGCGAGAAATTCTACCTTTGGCCATTGTCACAATAGTGCTGGTTGTTTATATAATGTATTCGGTCCCGATTCATTAAAGATGTATCGTGGCCTAGATGATGAAGGAATTTATCATTGGTGGGTACAAGACATTCATAATAAGATTATTGATATAACATCGGAACAATATACAAGTGAAGGTAGATTGCCACCTTATGATAAGGGTGAGAAATCTGCCATTCTTGGTTTTGAATATCGTAAGCGTGTTGCTAAATTGACACGGATGGTGGTTGCACAGTTAGTTGAAATGGGTTATAATATAGAACTAGAACCCGAATATGAATACACACTTGAAAAGTTTTTTGAATAATGGAACTAACTAAACAAGATGCCTTGGTTTGTGCCAAGGCTTTTAAAGACTATTTTGGTAACTTTGACCGCATTGATGAATATATGCGTGACCAGAAGTTGAATGATTTGGCATCTATGCCAACATCTTTATTTCCTCCTGAAGATGATTTGTTCTCCGATTTCTCTATGCATCCAAACGATATGGATTTGGAAGTTGTTGAGATACCAACTGAGACATGGGAAACACTACTAAATATTACCAGTTCTCATATCAATATTAGACCTGTTGGTCGTAGTATTCATTTGGCAGTCAGAGAGAAGAATACAGGAAAGTTCGTAGGATTCATTCGTTTGGCCTCACCTGTCATCAACTGCAAGCCTAGAAATGAAATGCTTGGACAAGTGTTTACGCAACAACCAGAGTGGGGAAAACGATTCAATGAATCTTCTATGATGGGTTTTGTTATTGTACCAGCACAGCCATTTGGTTTTAATTACTTAGGTGGTAAACTGTTGGCAGCCATTTGTTGTTCACATACCATTCGTGAAATGGTAAATAAGAAATACAATATGAATTTATGTTTATTTGAGACTACCAGTTTGTATGGTTCATCTAAACAAGTATCACAGTATGATGGCATGAAACCATTTATTCGGTATCAAGGCCTAACTGATTCCGATTTTCTACCAATGATGCACGGAAAACCCTATGAAGAATTAAGAGATTTCGTGGAAAGTAAAGTTGGTAAGATTGTAGAGGATAATATTTCTAGCCGTAAGCTAAAAATTTCTATGAAGATAATCTCTTTAACTAAAGCAGCACTTAAAGCTGAACCTGAAGAGCAGGCATTCATGGAAACGATTGAGAACGCAAAACGGTTGACAGAACAAAAGCGTTATTATACAAGTAATTATGGGTATAGTAACTGGAAAGAATACGTTAACTGTTTGACGGATAAGTTAATTCCTGGTGAAAACTATGAAAAACATCATTTGGCAAACAT